TACAGTCTAACTCTGCAACTATTAATCTCTTTACAAGAGCTGGTTATGGTTCTGAAGTTAACTTTGCATCAAGAGCATCTATATTAAAATTTGGTGGTGTTGCTGGTACTACAGAGATTAGAAACTCTCTACGAGTTAATGGTGATACTGATGTGTATGGTGATACAACCATGCATGGTGGATCTAACAGTGGTACTGTTACAGTTAACAGAGCAAGACTTAATACATCAAAAGTTGCTCATGCTGCTGGATCTCTAACCAACCTCAATGTTGACTTCTATAAGTTTGTCGAGGATATTGATGGTCCAGAGACTGTTACTAGCGTTGATAATTCAGATGGTAAGATAACACTTGTACAAAACTACTTTATTGATGGTAACTTAGTTAAGTTTACTGATGTAAGTGGATTAACAGGTGTTAATACAACCACTCAATACCATATTAAGAATCCTTCAGGAAATGATGTATATATTTCAACCTCTGCTTCTTTCGCAGATAAGGTTAATGTAACTGGTACACCAGGTGTCGCTGTTGCTTTAACATTAGACTATACTAAGGTTGATACTTCTGGTGCTGTTGGTGGTTCAACTACTCAATGGTCAGGTAATCCTGTTGATCCTGGTTATGAGTATCTACCAGTTAATAACATTGAAGGTATTAATATAGGTGATATCCTAGTAATAGGAACAGAATTATGTGAAGTTGTCTCACCTGGTGCTGATGTTAATAACAGAAGGGTTAAGGTTGCTAGAGGTACAGATTGTACTACTGTTGCAGCTCATAACGATAACGAAGTTATTCGTAAGTTAGAGAAGTCACCTAATGCAACATACTTACTTGGTGGTGTTCCACAAAATGCTACTACACCTGCATTATCTAATCTTTATGATGTAACTGATCTACTTGAGGTTCCATTAAATGCATTATCATCTGGTGATGCAGTTAAGTTTAGTAATGTTGGTAGTATTGTTGGTGTTGATATAACATCTACTTACTTTGTTGTAAATGCAATAAATGATACCAGCAACAATGTTACTAAGTTTGAGATCTCACTTGATCCTGGTGGTGCTAAGGTTCCAATTAGCGGTTCAATTGGATCTGCTGTTCTTAACTACAGTGATACACTATTATCAATCGCTGAATTTGGTGGACAGTTCTCAACAAATGATTATCTAAGACTTAATGCATCTGCTACATGCCCATCTGGTGAATTTGTACAGATTACCTCAGTCAACAACACAAACTCAGAGAAGTTTGTTGTTAATGATGGTGCTAATGCTGATAGATTCATAATTGATTCAGTATTTGGTGGTGTTAGATCTAATGTACTTGGTACTCAAGACTTTGTAGTTAATCTATATGGTAGTGCTGATACAAATTCTACTGATAACCAGTTCAGAATTATTAATGGTGAGACACTACCTGCTACAAGATTAACAGTTGATAGTGATGGTAAGTTAACTATCATTGGTGTTGGTACTGAGGCTGCTCCTAAAGCAATTATTAATAAGAATGGTGAGGAGTGGTTAGCTGGTAACCTTAGAATTAATAATGATGTTCAAGCAGGTTCTGTTGACTCAGAGAAGAATTCATTCTATGTTAATGCTGCTACAGGTAACACATCTGCTGGTGGTTCACTATCAATCAATGATGACTTCGCAATATTCAATGGTGCAACTGGAATTCAATTCGGTGCTGCTTCTACTGCTAAGTTCTTAGTTGATGCAGCAACTGGTGATACCAGAATCGGTGTTGATGGTAGTGCATTAGGTGATGGTGATCTAACAGTCAATGGTGGTCATGTTAACATCGTTAGCACATCTACTGCAACTCCATCTACAACAGACTATGCACTTAATATAACTAACTTAGGTGTAAGTGCTAACCGTAACTATAGAATACGTCAAGACGCTGCTATTGATGCATTTGGTGTTGATAAGTTCTACAATAAGAACGGTGGTAAGCATTGGTTGTATTTAACATCTAGTGCTACATTAGAGACTGGTAAGAATTACATGGTCAACATTGCTGCTGATACTGTATTCACATTACCTAGTGATGCAGAGACTGGTGATATGATTAGATTTGTTGAAGTTGGAGGTAAACTCTCTTACGATAACTCATTAATCATTCGTGCTCCTTTGAATATTAGAATTCAGGGAGATAACCAAGGAACAAATGCTGGTGGACTAAGTAGTGCATATCAGGGAGGAGAATTGATAGTTCAAACACGTAATGCTGGATTTGGTCTAGTCTTTGCTGGATCTGAAGACAGTGGGGCAAATACAATACCATCTACATTCCAAGGATGGTGGATAGTGGAGATATAATCCATGACTCAGTACTACGAATCTACAAGGCAAATGCAGGGAGCGTCCGTTGGGACGATACTCCCTTGGGTGGGAGATGCATCAACTATACCTAATGGATGGTTGCAATGTACAGGACAAACACTAGAAGCAGTAGAATATCCTATTCTTGCTTCGGTATTAGGTAATACATATGGACCTACTAATGGTCTTAATGGTAGATCCTATGGTGGATATATTTCTGGTGATGTATACAGACTACCTAATTTGAATGGTAGAGTACTGACTGATTATGAACCAAGTTACGTAAGTTCTGCTGCACAGTATGCTCATCTACAAATGGGTCAGACTGCAGCTAGTAACTCAGTTGGTGGATTATCTATTCTCAGTGGTGAGATAGATGATTTAAGAGCAAGTACAACATATAATTTCGGACCTTTAACTGCTGATGATGGAACTGGTAGTGGTCTGACTATTGTACTTGATGTTGATACAACTGGTAGAGCTGGAGTTACAACTATAACTGATGGTGGTACTTCGTGGTCTGCTAATGATACTATAACAATAGCAGCAGTAGATTTACCATCAGGTGTGACACCTCTTGTACTGAAAGTTGAATGGATTAAACCATCAGTTCAAGATGTATTAATACCACAGGGAGGAACACAACTAATATCAGGTGATGGTAGTGGTGTTAGTCCAGCTACATCAATGAATGCTCCTGCTGATATTAATTTCACAGTTGCTGACTCTGGTAACTTAACAGGTCAGATAAGAGGATTTACAGTTAACCCACCATCATACTTTAAAACATATTATGTGGTTCCTAGGAAATTAAGTAAGGATCACATGCCTAGTCATAGACATTCTAATCCAGCTAACCTATCTGGATATCCTACTGCATTACTTGAAGGTGAAGATGTTGAAGGATTTGAGTGTCCAGAAGCAACTGGTTGTTGTGAAGGTAATGATAAAGAGAAACAGGTAGCAGTTGGACAGGATTATTTCTCTGAGGGAGGAAATCCTGGTGGATATGGATATGTAACAAGGTACTCACAAGGAGTTACTTTAGTTGATATGTCTGCACCAAGACTTAGCACTACTACAGCTATTGGTTCTACTGGTCAACCATATTCTGCACAACAACCTGTATGGTCAGGTCCGATACCTAGACCAATAGGTGCAACATATGATGGTACTACTGCTGGATCTATAACAAACCCAGTTCTATCAAGTCATCAAGACTATGGTGCATATAGTGGTAGAAAGAATTGGTATTCATATAATGGTACTGCTGGAATGATAGGTCAGCAAACTGCTGCTGATGCCGTTGCGACAAATTTATTCACTGCTGGTGATAGTACATCATCTAAGACTTATGGTACATGTTTGAATCATAATGATGAGTATCATCAAAATCAATCATATCATTCTCATTATACATTTGAAGTGACTATGAATGCTGGATATTTAAAAGCACCAACTACTATACCTGTTGATAACATTAAAATTCAGAGTTCATTATCTGGTACAGCAAATACTATAGCAGCACAAAACATACCATCAGCACTAAATATTAATGTTGACATGAAGACTGCATCTTTGAGTATGATGTATTTAATTCGGGCGTTCTAATGAAGTTTTATCAGAAAGAAAAAGCAAAATTGGGTAATGCACCAGGTACTATTATTAACTGGTCTACACCTATTGCCGATCCTGATCCAAATACTGTAAAGAATATAGCAGATCTACCTGCAGGTTATTTAAAATGTGATGGTGGTGTTTATAATAAAGATAATTATCCACAACTAGCAGCAATACTTGGTACAGGTGCTGCATCTATCTACAAGAAAGCAGATACTACATTGAGTGATAATCAGTTTCAGGTTCCTGATATGGGATCTAAACATGTACAGGCATCATCTTCAGGTAATGTTGGTATCACTAATGATTCAACTAAGACTGTTGGTACTGGTGCTAATTCATCAGTAGTTAAGAAAGCTGGTGTTGGTGTTAATATTAACTCTAACGTAGGAGCTCAGGCTACAGTTGGATTTAATGGTGTATTCACTATACCACAACAAAACTTTGCATTGAATGGTAATGTAGGTTGGACTATTCCTACTACAACTGAAACTGAATCCGTATCTGCTAATCAGTTCGGACCTCACATGCATCGTAGTAGTATAAATTTTGTTGCAGTTAAAGATCATCCAGCATATCCAAACCTTTCTAGACCATCATACTTAAGAGCACAAGATGCTAGTTATACAGGTAGTTTATCACAAGGTAACTGTAATGCTAGAGCATATGAATACTATACAACAAAGAATGGTATTGGTGGAATAGGTAACTGTGCATGGAGATGTACTGATTGGAATAAGTATTTCATGGGGTATGCATCTTCTGCTGGTGCTGGATCTTCAGTTACTGCATTACCAGGACTTTGGAATCCTACATTAACCATAAACTCATATACTGCTACATCATGGCCAAATATAACTACTATAAACATAGGTGAAGCGTGGGCATATGATACTCGTACTGGTGATGAAGGTGGTCAAATAGAATGGCCTGCTGCTAGAAATAGAGTAGAAACTTCAGAGACACCACCAGGATCTGAAGCAACTGATTTTACATCACATAGTCATAGAATACAACGTGAGTATGGAGATACTGATTATTCTGCTACCACTAATGTTGCTACTGCTAGACCAGATGGTTTACAAGCTGATGTAAATATAAGAGTATCAACAGTTGAGAAATTTGATGATGTTGTTTCGCCATATATTGTCCTAGAATACCTAATTAAATTCTGATGCCTATATTTTCCACTAAAAGAGATCAGGGTCTTTATAATCATCATTATTCAGATACCAAAGCTGACCTAGGTGCTCCAATTGGGTCAATTATTGCTGTGTATATTGATGCTCACAGTACATCAAATGTTATTGATAAAGATAAGGTAGCATATAATTATCCTGGTTATGTTTATTGTGAAGGACAAGAGTTAAATATATCTGATTTCCCATTATTATATGAAGTACTTGGTAACAAGTATGGTGGTGATGATAATGTAAATATATCAAATTGGAATGGTACAAAGACAGGTAGAACTGGTCATACTCCAGCTAGTACTGATCTTGGTAAATTTAAAGTACCTGACTTGAGGATGAAAAGAATAAATGGTCCTGATGGTATTGATGGACCTGGTTCTTTAACACCTGATGAAGCATCAATGGAAGTTGGTAACATGGGTGGAGAGTGGTATATATCACGAGCAAGACAGTTAGAAGAATATAATTTTGGTAGTGCTAGAGTTAGTGGTTATGATGCTGTAACAGCATTTATTACTGGAACATTATCAGGAACAGCAACACTACAAATTGGACCTTTAGAAGAGAAGCAGTTATCAGGTCCACCACCACATACACATACAGTTCTTACTAGTGAAGTTGATACTAGACAAACTATGTCTCGTGGATCAGTTAATAACGAGGACAATCAGAAAGGTTATAGAACTGGATATGGTGCTATTCAATCATACGACCCAACTAGAGGTACTGCTGCACCACACTCACACTGGTTAGCAGAAGAAAGACCAATTAAATCTGGTGCTGATAGTGGATTAGATGAACCAAAAGACCAGTATTCATATGATATATCAAAAACATATGAGAATGAGCAAACATCTAATACATCTACTGCTGCTCAAGGACAGGTAGAATTCACTACAACTGTTGGTGTTAACACTCCTTTCACATGGATAGTACCTGATGGTGTTACTAGCATATGTGTACTCTGTATTGGAGGAGGTGCTGGTGGTGGCGGTGGTAATAAAGGTGGTGGTGGAGGTGCATTATCATACATTAACAATTATTCTGTGACACCTGGTACAAGTTTCAATGGAGTTGTAGGTAAAGGTGGTATAGGTAGCACGAGTTCTACAGCTAACACAGCTCATAATGGTGGAACCACATACTTTAAAGACTATACCACATGTGCTGCTGGAGGTGGTGGTGTAGGTAGGACATCTTCTTCATTGGGTGGACTTGCTGATTCATCAACAAGACAAGGTAGTACAAGTAATGGTGGTGGACAAGGAGGCGATGCCACACCTTATGGAGGTGGTGGTGGAGCTGCTGGATATGCTGGAAATGGTGGTGGTGGAAACTCTAAAGATGCACCATCTGGATCTGGTGCTGGTGGTGCTGGTGGTGACTACAACCTTGCTGGTGGTGTAACTGGTGGTGCTGGTGGTGGAGGTGTAGGTAAATTAGGAATTGGATCTGATGGTATTGGTGGTAACAGTGTTACTACTACTTACAGTGTAGTATCTGGAGGTGCTGGTGGATCTGGTGGATTGAATGGTGAGAATACAGCATCACCACAAGCACGTACAAAGAACTGGGTTGGAGTTGGTGCTGGTCAACTATCATCTGGTACTGCTGCTGTATGGTCACAGTTTATGAAAGATTATGCAATATACCCTGCTGTTCAAAATCTTAGTGCAACTGATCCTTACATAGGTCAACCACAAACAGGTGGTGCAGTATTAGAAGTACCTTCTGGTGGTTATGCATCTGTTGAATTAGAGATGGCTTGTGATAACCAAGGTGTCCTTAGTTGGTTAGCACCTAATGGTAGCACATTAACATCACAAACATTTAATTCAATAACCACTCCTACACCTAGCACACCATCAACTACTGTTACTTTAACAAACTTAGCAGAAGGATATCATATTATTACATTCCAAGTAACTAATGTTTCTGTTCCTGGTTCTGATACATGGTCAGATAACCCTGCTGGTATTGCTTGGCGTGTAAAAAATAATAATACCAATGCAATTCTGTTAAATTCAAGAACAGATTGTACTGGTGGTACTACAATATATCATGATGCATTTGGTGGTGATGGTCAAGGATATGGTGCTGGTGGTGGTGCAAACTATCATCATTCATCTAGTGATGTAGCATCTGATCCTGGTGATGGTGGACCTGGACTTGTAAGAATTATATGGGGTGAGAACAGATC